GTACAGGTTGGTGATCAGGTTGGTCATGGTAATCTCCGTTGGGTTGATGGGCGGAAGTGCCCTGGTGAGTACCATAAATAAAGAGGCCCGAAGGCCCCTTATCCCGTTGCACTTTATTTAACCTCCTTGGCACAGGGAGGGGTTGCTGTGATTGGTTTAACCTCCTAGGTATACGGTCTGTCTAACCGTCACTCCCTAGGGCCCATGCAGGTAGCTACCCCTACATACCTACCATACAAAGCGTGGTGGCGCGCTTGTGGGTTGCTGACCCACTACAGTCCCCATGTTCACCATGGGCAGAGGGGAGGGTGCGAACCCATCCTCTGTGTGGAACCCTCATGTCGCACCACACACACATGGTAGATCGCACCTACCAGTGTGTATGCACGAGGGCAGGGACATTCACGCCGTCCCCTAGGCGTATCCCGCTACTACCTACCCGAAGGTAAGCTATAGCAGGTGGTGTATTGCTACTCTTGGTACACCGTACCTCACCAGGCTGTATCGCTATACACTACACAGCATGGGCAGATCTCTCTGCTTGACGCTTATGTAGCTTATGGCCTGGACGCCCTGCTCTCATCGCATACACTATACGCACGAATGCATATAGCTTGGAGGCAATACCGTTAGGCGTTTACCAGGGGTTCTCTATTAAGAACTAATCTACCACAGGGGTATCAGAGTTCATGCTGGTCGATACTCGTGTGCGTACGGACAGCTAGCACCCTGTCACACGAGGGATATGTCACCGTAGCAACACACCATAAAAAAAGAAGGTCAGGCTATTAAACCGGGGTGGGCTCGCAACCGAGTACCCCATAGTAAAAAGTTACTATCATAACCTGGTCTCAAGCTACTATATATCAATATCAAACTCCCTTATGGCTCCAGCCTGGTTGGTCCCAACTCAATTTCTTTGTTATCTCAAAGCCCTGTATAAGCTTCCTGTTTGGTCCAACACTACTATATCTTGTTTTCAGCTTCTCTATTGAGGTCTTCGTTCGGTCCCAACTCCCCCTTCTATTAAACGAGGGGTCTCTATATATCGTTTCCCCCAGCTCTTGCTCTCTACTGTCTGGGAAATATATATGTATGAGAATTTTTCTTCTATATGGGGTTCTTATGAAAGAGCTACTACAGTTATCGCGAGATTTTGACTCTTTCTGTCGGGGGGTCTTACCGAAAGCTCAGAACTTTCATCTCTATCGGCTTAGGCATTTTGTAGATTCATCTAGTAAAGGTGAGAAGTGTACTTATGCTATTAGAACAGCTCAGCAATATGAGCAGGAAAACGAGATGGAAGAAGTCAGAGAGTTTCTTAACTCTTTGAGAGATACTATTGATGATTTGTTGGAGAGGTTATGAAAGGGAATATAAGGATTGTTTCTGATGGGACTTCTGATGGAACGAGAATAGAAGACGCCGAAACTGGGCGCGCACTACCTGCTGTAGAGATGGTCAGCTGGTCTATCTCTGCGGAGACACAATTGGCTGATGCTGTAGTCGTATTTGCTAATGTACCGTGTGATATAATCATTCCTCAGACTGTGCAGGATGGTGTTACTTTTGAGGTTGAGGAAGATGAGACTGTTACTAAGCGACTACCTGTTGATGAGTTTTTAAAGATATGGCAGACGAACAAGAAGCAGGACTAACTCCGATTGATTCTCGGCAGGGGCGTGATAAGCGCGCGGCTGCTGCCTTGTCTATTGGTAACTCAGACCCCGAGTACGATAAGTACGTTAGCAGGCTCTCTAAGAGGAAGGTGGAGCGGATTCACCGGACTGCGGGGAACTTGAAGCATGGTCTTCATACGGCTGCGCCGTTAACTTGCACAGGTCCCAGGAAGTGTCCCTTTATCAACCATTGCCCCATCCCCGAGAGGGATGAGGACGGCTCTCTTAGCTTCGGGCCTCTTACTGACTATCCGATGTATAGGCCGTGTATTCTTGAGAAGCTTAAGATGGAGCAGGCGATAGTTGATTACATGGAAGTCCTGAAGATAGACCCGGATGACCCTATAGAAGTCGCTTTAGTTAGTGACTTGGCAGTAATTGATCTCTACAAGATGAGAGCCTCTATGGTTCTTAGTTCTGGTGACAGAGATGGAGAGGGTAGGGATTTGCTGCGTATAGATAACACTGGTTATTCAGAGCATGGTCAAGCTGCGACTAGCAGTCAGTTGCACCCAGCTTTCCAGGCTATAGAGTCACTGGAAAAGCGTCGACTTAAGGTGCTAACATCTCTACAAGCTACAAGAGAGAAGAAGTTTGAGAAGGCTGTTAAGCTTGGTACCAAGTCAGAGGATTCGAGGATTCTTGTAGAGCTTAGAGCTGTTAAGGCTGCTTTGACTGCTGCTGCCAAGCGAAGCGCAGATACTCCCGTTCCTCTCCTTGAGGAGCCTATGTACTTGGATAGGTAATGCCCGGATACACTGACTTACTGAAGAACGCAGTTCTTCTAGATACTGAGACCCTGGGTTTAGCCCGGGGTTCTCCTATTCATGAGATTGCTTTTTATGATTTTGAAAAGCAGTCAGTATCTGAATACCTTATCAAGCCAAAAATGGTTCAGACGCAGGGTATTCGTGACCAGGATGTAACCAGGTTAGTTAGTTCGGCCTATGATACTCACACTGGTGTCCAGTTTGATAACTGGACAAAGGCTATCCAAGAACAGATCTTCATGGAGACCAAGCGACGTGTCTCTCGTGAAAGAGTTATGGATACGCTCAGGTGGTCGAACCCTTTCCTTTATGAAGCTCTACAAGCTGGCAAACACGAGTATTTGTTAGGGAAGAGGGACTCTGCTGCCAAGACAGCAGCTCGTGTTCAGAACATGGCAGTGACCAATGCTCAGTTGGGTATGGAAACTACCATGGAGGCTATGCTTGGCTCTAAGAAGGCTCCAGGCATTCTCTCTCAGAAGTTAGCTGGGAAGGTTGTCTGGGGAGCTAACGTAGCTTTCGAAGCCAAGATGTTTGGCGCCCAGATTGGCGCCATGGTAGACGATGTAGATGGGTTTAAAGGTACCCTCGAAACTATCTCTCCAAGGTCTCCAGATCCGTTCTATGTGACAGGAGTAGAAGTAAACCAGGCTAGAGCTTATGCCTTGCAGACTGGTGACTGGACTGGTGTTTGGAAGGCTTACAAAAGCCACACCCCGAAGGCTGGGGAGACAGTAGTCAGAGATATTCTAGACGTTACCAAAGCTTTTATGTCTTATGGTCGGAAGAATGACTTGCTCAAGGGTGGTAGTAGTTACTTCGGTACTGGCATTGACCTCACTTCTCGGCTCTTAGGCTCCCTGGAGGATGATCCTAAAGAAGCTCTCAGAAGATTGACTACCGCTGAGGTTCACAGAGCAGCTGAAGATGTTGCTATCAGTGAGAAATATGTTTTAGAGAAGATGCTCCACTACACAGAGGTGATGGAGCATGTAACTGACGGTACGGCTCAGGGCGCCAAGTACTTGCAGATGGCAAAAGAGGGTTCTGGCCCCCTGGCCAAGATCGCAGCTTACTTTGCCAGGCTTGAGAAGTTAGCTCCTGAGCTACAGAGAACAAACTTGGTAAAGCGTCTTGTTCGGGCTCAGCAAGACTTACATCAAGAGGGTAAGACCTGGCAGGTGTCAGGGGTAGAGAGTGTATACCACGCGCCCCAGATTACCCCGGAGGGGAAAGAGGTAAGAGTAGCCCGGGTTTCTCATGCGAAAGAATCCTTCTCCAACATGGATGATTTTGTTAAGTTTCTCAAAGCTGACTCTAACTATGCAGATTTTAGCAAGGTAGATCCTGGTACGGGCGAGTCTGTAATTGATGCTGAGTACAGGAAACTAGAGCAGGTAGTCAGCAAGAGTGAAGATCCTCTTAAAGCTCTAAATATCTACTCTCACAATGCTGGTGACAGATTAGGTTCTTTCTTTAAGGAAGACGCAGCCGAAAGGCTACTGGACATACGAGGAACACAACACCTACAGAGGATGACAGCACCTCACCTTCACCACAAGGCAAAGGACACCCTCATCAAGGGTGTTCAAGGGATGTCTACTGCGGGGCAGAAGTTCGCATGGGCTGCCGGGGGTATGGCAGCGATAGGCGCTATCTGGTCTCTTGGTGGGGGTAGAAGCCAGAAAGACAGGCTACCAAGCTCTATCGTCGCTACCAACTACCAAGAGTGGTTTGAAAGACAGCAGCCCCAGAACAACGGACTAGCTACTCAGGGTATGAGTAAGCAGTCTCGTAGATACAGAACTGACTTTGGATCTCCGTATCAAGGCCCTGTGACCAGTGCCAATGTCTTAGCTGATCAAGAACTACTACAGCGTCGAGAGAAATGGCTTAGGGCTCAATACGGGGCTAAGCACTATCACCCACAGCACGGACTGTTTGGTATCTTTGGTCCTTTCAAGAACGTAAACGTACTGGGGCGTCGAGGGTATTCTTATTTCCAGGGTGGCACAGCAGTGGGTGCGGAGGAGTACCAAGGACTCAAGGGTTCTAAACTGAAAGCTATTGACCTGTCCAGAGGGAATTGGAAAGCGACCGTAGAGGATGCGGATACCATCTCTGTGAAGAGGGGTGGTGTCAGGGGTGCTATCTCCTCCTTCTTTGGGTTCAACCGTAGCTATAGCTTCCGTATGGCCGGTATAGACTCTACTGAGACCTCTCACGGTAGCACCAGCTACCATGCCCCCCAGCCCTATGCAGAGTCTGCTAAAGAGGCTTTGAAGAGCCTTATCAAGGGCTCTAAGAATCTTGAGCTTGTGTTCAACCCAGAAGATACGACCTATGGTCGTATGATGGGTGCTCTGATCAAGGACGGTCAGAACCTTAACTTCCAGATGGTACGACAGGGTGTAGCTGCTCACTTGCCTTACGGTAAGTCTCGTGATGCTATGATTGACTATCAAGCCATGAAGAAGATGGAAGAGGCTGCCTTCGCAGGTAACAGGGGTATGTGGATTACACCCTGGGCTCGGTCTTTCTATGATGTGACGGAGGCTAGTGGTAGAAGGCTTACCTTTAACACTCTAACTAACGCAGGTAAGATTGCAGAGAATGCGGGCACCATGTCCATGATCTCTTTAATGGAACAAGCACAAGCACAAGGTCAGTACTCTAATGTGCATGCCCAAGCAGCCACTGCCTTAGGTAATGTGTATCAGGTTGGGAAGGATAAGGTTCAACCCTTCATGATGGAGATGGGTGGTGCCCATTATGCACCATATACAGGTCAGCTCATGTTAGAGACCTCTCAGTTCATGAAAACCAAGGGTACTAACGTCAATTCGAACAAATACTCGCGTAGTAAAGGGTACGGGGCCTATGATGGGGGCATGGCCCTGGATTCCATGGGAACCACTAACAGTGTTTGGACTAAACGTAGACTAAACGCCTATGAACTGTATAATGTCAACAGAAGAACCCAGCAGCACTCACAAAGAGCTCAAATGGCCTCAATGCAAAGAGCTGCAAACAAAAGGTTTGGTCAAAGCCCAATCGGGCATCACCAGATGTGAGGTATAGATGTCTAGCGAAGTACTGAAGGCTGCAATGGGCACAGTCGGGAAGGGTCTTGGCTTTATGCAGAGATGGGGTCCTGGAGAGACTCTTGCTCGGGGTGCTCTTGGTATGGGAGGTATTATCCCCGCAGGAGTGATGACAGCTACGACCGCAGGTGGTGCTGTGTCTGATATGAATATCTGGCACGGTTATACGGTTGATGCTGGGTTTGATAAGTACGGGAAGATGGGCCACCTTGAAGCTAAAGGTATGCCTAAGACTTGGGGTGCCCGAGGCGCAATCGGCATGCAGTTGGTGGCCCCTATAGTTTCTGGCTACACAATCTACCAGGGCTATCAGCAAGATGGTGTTAGCGGAGCTTATGATGCGGCGATCTTAGACCTCGGTGTCAACGCTGCATACATCAAGCATGGATTTAAGACTGCAGGTGGTTTAGGTACTGGCTTTAAGTCTACTAAGGTGGGTATAGGGGCTCTGGGTACGTTCGGTAGGATTGGTGGGGCTACTGTAGGTGGTAGTATCGGTCAAGCTATGGGGCAGGCTACAGGAATACCATTTGCTGGTACTGTAGGTGCTTTGGTCGGGAGTTCTTTTGGTGCTGCTCCAGTACAGGGTGCTAAGCAGGGAATGGCTGCCCTAGCAGCTTCTCCGCGTTTACTTGCTGCTGGTTTGGCTGGAGCTGCGGTGTTGGGGACTGCTACAGTGGTTAACCAGGCGGCAAGAGGTGGTTATAGTGTTCTTAAAGCTGGGTACCAGCACAAGAGAATGCAGAGAGGAATCCAAACTAGTGGAGACCTATCCGCTTTTATGACTCAAGGAGCTATGACTATGAGATCTAGAGCAGTTTCTAATATTGCCAAGTCTCACATGAATGCAAGAAGTGCTTTGGGAAGAGAAGCCTCTTTCCTTCATTCCTCTGCTAATCGCTCCTATCACTCTCGGTACAGGTAAACATATGAATTGTAGAGATCGACAGACTTTCTTCCTTGAAGCGAAATCTATGCTAGAAGCTGGAAGTATGATTTTGGTTGTAGGGGGTGGTTTTCACTTCGATGTACTCAAGGGTGTGGCCAAGCACTATCTTGATAATGGAATAGATCCAGTAGCGGCTCTTGAGGAGCCGTGGCCTCACATAGAAGTGTTTGGTGGTGGTCAGCTTCACTTCATGGACTTGTTCGATTCACATTCAGCTAAACAGATTTGTTCAGAGATGCAAGAGCTTGGTGGACCCAACTGGGTTGTTATCTTTGAGGATAAGCCTGGTCAGTTCATGCGCCAGGTGATCAGGTACGTATACCCTTCTCTAAGCTCTCATACGCGTATCATGGTTAGTTATACCAGTGACTTTAATGCCAAGAATCCCAAGAATAACTGAAAAGAGCGTTAAGGCGAAGCTCTATACAACCAACGAGTACGGTATAGAGCACCAGGACCCCGAAGCGGTTCTTACCGAGAGAGAGACTAAGTGGCTCGGTAAGAACTATGGGGTTCGTACGGATGTGCATCGCACCTGTATTAACTGTCAGGCTCGACAGCTCTTCAAATACAAAGGGATGAAAGACAAGAAGGGTAAGCCTATTAAGGACTTCAGAGTCCCGTGTAGCTTTATTCCTAACAAACTACCCTCTGGTTCTCGGGCAGCTTTGGAGCAGTTAGTCCATTCGGGCATGGACAGAGACAGAGCTATGATGGTTATCAAGGCTCCTATCGATCCGGTGGCCTGGTGCGAACTTATGTTCGGCTTCAATGATAAGACTCCTGAGTGGAGGTTGAGGTCTTATCAGAAAGAGCAGATTAGATGTACTTCTAGACAGTTGGTTATCAGAGAGGGTCGCCGCTCTGGTAAGTCGTTCGCTATTGCTGTTAAGTTGCTCTACTACATCTTCAACATGGAAGTTTCGAAGGGCTTCAACTCTGAGGGGAAGGAGATTATTGTCGGTCCCGAGATCATGATCGTAACGCCGTTCTCTTCCCAGGTTGCAAACATCTTTGATGAGCTTCAGAAGCTGCTCCGTCGTAATGAAGAGTTGATGGAGGAGGTGTCTTCAGGTGTCGGGGGGAATCTCTTCACCAAGACCCCCTATCATTTAATGAGGTTTAAGAACAAAGGGATCATCAAGGGCTTTGTCTCGGGTGTCGGTACTAAAGAAGACGGTTCTGGTGGTGGTACTATTCGTGGGCAGAACGCACACATCATCTACACAGATGAGCTGGACATGATCCCCTCTTCGATTCTGGAGAAGGCTGTCTTACCTGTTCGACTCACCTATAGTAAGGGTGTCTTTATAGGAACAAGTACCCCTATCGGGAAGCGAGATCGTTTCTATAGGTGGTGTCTTGAATCTCCTAAATGGAAAGAGGACTACCTCCCTTCTACCGTTCTCCCCAACTGGGACGACCACAAAGATGAGGCTGAGTCTGAGGGTACTTCAGAGACGTTCTCTGCTGAGTATTTAGCTGAGTTCATTGAAGGTGGCCATGGTGTGTTCAAGCCTTCGTATGTTTACGGAGCAATGGCAGACTTCACCTATGACCAGACTAGATTCTCCGGTTGGTGGAGGGAGTATGCTCGGGTACCGAATCCAAGCAAGTTAATGAAGGTTGTCGGTATCGACTGGAACAAGAATGCTGGTACTGAATTTTGCGTAGTTGCTTATGACCCAGCTACACACAGGTGGGTTGTCTGCGAGACTATCAATGTGTCCGCGAGTGAGTTCTCTGGTCAGAAATGGAAAGAAGAAGTTGTTCGGCTTAACTACAAGTGGAAACCAGACTACATTTATGCTGATGAAGGGTATGGCCACAACATCATTGAAGACCTTAAACTTTGGGCATACCAACTCCAGAGTAAGAAAGGTAAGACCTTAGAAGATCTCCAGACCGTTCGTCTCGTTGATAGACTAATTGCCTATAACTTCAGCAGCAAGGTGACTCTGCGCAGCCCTGTAGATGGTACTGAGATTCAGAAACATAGTAAAGAGTTCTTGGTTGAGAATGCTATTCGTGTCTTTGAGGAAGGTCGTATATGGTTCTCTGA